GTCTGATATTACAAATGGTAAATACAATCTTCTTAAATGGGATAAGCAAGAAAGAAAATATTATCCTATTGAAATTAATCTATACGAGAAAGGAGAAATAGATGATTAACTTTGAACAGGACAAAACAGATATATTAGATAAAAGTGAAAATATAAAATCACTATCTAATGAAGTCCAAAAAATGGAATCTTTAGTACAGGAGATATCTGATATTGAAGATAAACTAAAACAAAAGAAAAAAGATTTAGATGTTGTATCTGGAGAAGTAATTCCAACTATGATGTCTGAGATGGGGTTGTCCCAACTCAAACTAATGGATGGATCTCAGATAGACGTCAAGCCGTTCTACAATGCTACGATTACACAAGCAAATAAAGAAGCGGCTTTTAACTGGCTTCGACAAAATGGTCTAGGAGATATTATCAAGAACGAGGTGGTAGTATCTTTTGGACGTGGAGAAGACAACAAGGCAGCAGAATATGCTGAACTTGCGAAGGGTCAGGGGCTTCAACCTGCGCAGAAATTAAAGGTTGAACCCATGACTCTGAAAGCGTTAGTCCGTGAACGTATTGAGGCAGGTAAAGAAATGCCAACGGAAATTTTCAGCGTATTCGTTGGAAATAAAACTACAATAAAAAGGAAAAAATAAATATGAAAAATGAAACAAACATAACGAAAAAGGAAACAGGTGCTTTGGCTTCTAATATATTTGAAGCTGATGCAAACATTGGTTCTCAAAATATAGAGCAAGAAGATCTTGCTTTACCTTTTCTAAAGGTTTTGGGACAGCTATCTCCAGAAGTAAATAAAAGAGATGCTGGTAAGTATGTTGAAGGTGCAGAACCTGGTATGATACTTAACTCTGTCACTAAAGAATTATTTGATGGTGACAAAGGACTAGAAGTTCTACCTTGTTTCTACAAGAGAGAGTATCTTCAATGGAAACCAAGAGAACTAGGTGGGGGTCTTGTAAGTATTCATGCAGTAGATGATCCTATTGTAATGACTACAAAACGAGATCAGATGAATAGGGATGTATTACCAAATGGTAACTACTTAGAAAATACAGCGAGTCACTTCGTTGTGGTTCAGGGTAATGTGCCATCTACTGGTATGATATCTATGACTAGAACTCAGTTGAAAGTCAGTAGAACTTGGAATTCTATGATGATGTCAATCAAGATGCAGGGTAAAAATGGTTTGTTTACCCCACCAACATTCAGCCATGTTTATAAGTTAAAGTCAGTACAAATGACTAATGACAAAGGATCATGGTTTGGTTGGGACATCACTAAGACTGGCCCTGTTACAGATCAGACTTCTTACGGCGTAGCTAAAGATTTCGCAGCTAGAATTAGCAAAGGTGAAATCAAAGTTAAGCACGAAGGAGAAGCTGAACAAACAGAGAAATCACCATACTAAATAAGATCCTAGGTAGTGGGCAGCAAAGGGAGACTGGAGCTGCCCATTAAAAATTGTTATGGAAGATTTTAAAAAGATATTTTCAGGTTTAGAAAGAGCGTATGGTGTAACCTACGTTGATAAGAAAGGTGCCGACGGTCAAAAGATAAAAGGTAAATCTTTTGTTCAAAGAGGTATGGTCACAGATGAAATGTGGCAAAAACATTTAGATGGTGTTGAACCTAGTTTGGGTATCATACCGATCAATGAAAACAATACATGTAAATGGGGATGTATTGATATTGATTCTTATGCAGGTTTTGATCACAAAAAATTAATTAATAAAATAAAAAGTTTAGACTTACCACTAGTAGTATTCAGATCTAAGTCTGGTGGCGCACATGTATTTTGTTTTACAACAGTTCCTGTAGAAGCAAAACTAATGAGAGATAAATTAGTTTCTGTTAGTGCAGTGTTGGGTTATGGTGGATCAGAAGTATTTCCAAAACATATAGAATTAAAATCCAAAGATGATACAGGAAATTTTCTAAATTTACCATACTTTAATGGTGATAAAACAACAAGATATTGCTTTAATGAAAACGGAGAAGCTGTTAATCTGGAACGTTTTTATTTGTTGTATGATTTATATAAACTTACACCAGATCAATTAGAAAAGTTAACTATCAAAAGACCACAATCAGAATTTAGTGATGGCCCACCTTGTATAGAATCTATTGTACAATCAGAAATAACAGACGGTAGAGATAGAATACTTTATCAATACATACAGTATGCAAAAAGAAAATGGCCAGAAAGTTGGCAATCAAAAATAAATGCTTTTAATTATAAATACTTTGAGAAACATCCTGAAGGACCTTTGGATGATAAGATAGTTCAAGGTAAAATAAAATTTAATGATGGAAAAGATTTAGGTTTTAAATGTAACGAAGATCCAATGTGTAATCATTGCGATAAGAATTTATGTAGGACTAGAAAGTTTGGTATTGGTGGAGATGCAGTGTTTCCAATACTATCTGATTTACAAAAGGTAGAATTAGATGAACCATATTACTGGGTAAACGTAGATGGAGATAGAGTGAAACTAGATAATATAGATTATCTAATGGAACAAAGATTGTTTAGAAGAACTGTTGCAAAACAAATAAATAAGAAACCAAAGAGAGTAACTGTAAAAGAGTTTGAATCATATATTGATCAACTACTACAAGGTGTAGAGATAATAAAAGCACCAGAAGGATCCTCTATTGTAGATCAATTAAAAGAACATCTAGAAGAGTTCTGTACAAACAGAACTGCAGCAGAGACTACAAAGAAAGATATATTGAATGGAAATGTTTATACAGAAGAAGGTAAACACAAATTTATATTTCACAAATTTTATCACGGTCATTTACAGAGAAAGAAGTGGCCAGAAAAACCACAAGTCACACAACAGATGTTAAAAGAATACTGTAACTGCACTGATGATAGAATTGTTATTGGTAAGAAAAGACCAAGTATTATGGTGGTTGATGCATTTGAAAAACCAGAGAAGACTCACACAGCTAGAACTCTAAAAGAAAAGGATCCTTATTAATGAAGACAATAGTATTAGGACCACCAGGAACAGGTAAGACACATACTCTATTAGAAAAGGTTGATGAATATTTAAAGACAACTAATCCAGATCGTATTGGTTATTTTGCTTTTACAAAGAAAGCTGCAAATGAAGCCAGAGATAGAGCAATGAAACAATTTAATTTAGAAGAGGATGACCTACCATACTTTAGAACTTTACACTCTTTGGCTTTTAGACAACTTGGTATTAAGAAAAATCAAGTAATGCAAAAGAGACATTACGAAGACCTTGGTAGAAAAGAAAATTTATTTCTAGATTATAATGACTACGATGAAGAAGAGACAGGATTGTTTACAACCAAATCAGACTATTTAAGAATTATACATTTAGCAAAGCTTAGAAACATAACTATTGATAGACAGTATAATTTAAAAGAACATAATCAAGATGTTGAATACGGAACACTAGTTCATTTAGCAGAAGAATTAAAAAGATATAAGAAAGAACACAATCTAATTGACTACAATGATATGATATTAAACTTTGTCAAATCAGACAAGTCACCAAACTTTGACGTAGTATTTATAGATGAAGCTCAAGATTTATCTTTGATGCAGTGGGATATGGTCAAAAATATTTGGGACAAGACCGTTGATTCTTTTGTTGCAGGAGATGATGATCAAGCAATATTTAGATGGGCTGGTGCAGATGTTGATTCATTCATTGCACAAGAAGGAAACCCATTACCACTTACAAAATCTAGAAGAGTTCCTAAAAGAATACATGAACTAGCTAACTCTATTATTGGAAGAGTTGATAATAGAATTAAAAAGAACTGGGAACCAAAGAAACATGAAGGAAGATTATCGGCTTATGATAATTTTGAAGATGTAGATATGTCATCAGGTAAATGGTTAGTGTTAAGTAGAACAAGATCTATGTTAGATCCATTAGAAGATACACTAAGAGACAAAGGTCACTATTACGAAAACAGATTTAAAAAGTCTTATGAAAAAGATATTCAACAAGCAGCCTTAGATTGGGAACACATGCTTCAAGGTCAGATGCTTGACTCAAAACAAATAGAAAACATTTCAAAATACATAAGCAAAGAAAAATGGAACAAGGATAAATTAAAATCTATGGTGAAGAATAGTGCATATGGTTTAGATCAATTACAAAAGGATTATGGACTACGGACCAAGGAAACATGGTTTGAAGCATTTGATCAAGCAGGTCAGAAAAGAATTAATTACATCAGACGTATGAAACGTAATGGAGAGATGTTGAATCAAGAACCACGGATCAAACTATCTACTATACATAGTGCAAAAGGTGGTGAAGAAGACAATGTTATATTGTTAACAGATCTTACAAATAATACTAAAAAATCATACGATAGAAATCAAGATGATGAATCAAGATTATTTTATGTAGGTGCAACAAGAACAAAAGAACATCTACATATCATAAGACCTAAGAATGATAATAAATGTTACCCAATGGAGGATGTCATATGACACATAAAGATATACTAGATGAGGCTTTCCCTCAGTACACTCAGGTTGGCGGGAATCACTACACTAAGTTTCCGATTCAACCCTATGAATTTATTTCAAAGAACAATCTTTC